CTTTTTTAAATGAAAATAAAATCCTTTTTTTATTTGAAAAGCATTTTGGACAGCCATTACCATTTAAATGAGCATATGGTGCTTGACAAAATTCTCCATGTTCAGGACAAATTATACAGACTTTAGTCCTATTGTTTACATATTTCACTCTTGAATAATCATATTTTTCACCGTGTACTTTTTTTGCTTTTTCTATAAAATCTTCTTTATTATTTTTTTTTGCATTATTTGATTTTATATGGCCACATTTAGGACATCCACATTTTAAATTGTTATGCACATATGGAGTTTGCCAAAATTCACCGTGCTCAGGACAAATTATACAAACTTTAGTATCACAATTTTTATAAATTACTTTTGAATAATCATATCTATTATTGTGAATTTCTTTTGCTTTATTAATAAAAAATATATTTTTATTTTTTTCCATTTTCGTTTTTTTTATAAATAGTTTATAATCCTAAATTATTAAACATTTTACCATCAAATCAAATTATCTTTTGTTTTTCCAAATATATTTTAAAGTTCCGCAATCATATATTCTATACCACCCATTGTTTTCACAAAATTGTTTTTCTGTCATATTTTTAGGACATCCATATTTTTCAACTAAAATATTTTTCCTTAATGAAAATCTATTAATTCGTTTTTTATTTATAACATAAAAATAACTTGGTTCTGTTGTTCCATAAAATTCAAATCCAATGGCTTCATATAAGTTTCCATTCGACCATCTTCTATCGGCAAAAGTTTCAATTTTTAAAGGATTGTATTTTTCAATAAAATATTTAATCAATTTACTTGCTGCACCAATAACATTAAAATCTATCTTGTTACAAAATCGAATGAGTTCATAAGTGTTGTCTTCATTTTTTCTTGAAATGTTTATTCTTTTTTTGCCAAAAGTCATCAATGAAACTAATTCATCTTTATAATAAAGTCCAATTCTTATTTTTGACGGTACGTATCCTTGTAAATGATTTGTTTGTAAAAATAATTTACTGTCACTTAATGACACTTCTTTTATTTCACAATTCCTTGCGTATATTTTTTCGCTTGTTAAATGTAATATATTTCTTATTCTACTTTTGCAAATTTCATTTTTATACTTCCATTCATCTTCGAAAATATGAATTAGAGTAACATTTTTTTCTGCGCATTTTTCCGTTTTTAATAAATGATAATTTTTATTGTTTTCAAATTTTTCAGAATGCCAAATCAACCCATTCATTTCAAAGCCAATTTTATGCTTTGGTACATAGACATCTATTTCTTTTCCGTCTAATATGCTCCTATCATTTTCTACGATGGTTTCGTTTGGTAATATTTCTTGTATAAACTCTAACAATTCTTTTTCCACAAAAGATTTATCTTTAAAGCATTTAGGACAGCCTTCGCCAAAAATATGGTTTCTTGCTATTTGCGAAAATTCTCCATGAATAGGGCAAATTATAGTAACATTATTTTTACTGTTAGTATAATCAACTTTGGAATAATCATATTTATTACCATGTGTTATTTTTGCCTTTTCAATAAATTCTTCTGTTGTTAATGTTTTCTCTCCTGAAGTTTTTTCATGCCCACAAATAGGACACCCTTGTTTCCCTTTTATGTGGTTGTTGAATGTTTGATAAAAAACTCCATGTTGTTTACATATAATAGGATATTTTTCTCTATCATTTTTATATTCAGTAATTAACGAATAATCATATTTATTTCCGTGAATTTCTTTAGCCAGAGAAATGACATCTTCAAGGCTTCTTCTTTTACCATTTGCTGATTTTATATATCTACACTTTGGGCAGCCTTCACCGGAAAGCAAATGTCCTGGCACTATTTCGAAATCTCCATGGTCTTTACATGTAACAACTATTTTTGTCTTATTGTTTATATATTCAACTTTGTCAAATGAATAATTAGAGCAATGTTCCAATTTTGATACTTTCTCTATGAATCTTTTTGTGTCATATCTGCCTTTATTACTACAGAATGGACATCCTTGTTTCCTACTTATGTGGTGTTCAAAATCCTTATAAAAAACGCCATGCTCTTTGCATATTATAGGGTTTTTTATTTTCATTCCTCTATATTCATTAATCAATGAATAATCATAAGCATTGTTATGAATTTCATTTGATTTTGTAATTAAATCGTTTAATTTGTTTTCCATAGCATTATTTATATATAAATATCCAAATAATCCAAAAAAGCAATTATTTTATTGTACATTTTTTAGAAATTGTAATCCGGCTAAACATGTTTTTGAAAATTTTACGTTTTCATCATAATTTTCCATGAAAATTTTATAAAAAAGTTTTTTATATGATTCTGAATAATTAAGTACTTTTTGTGGAACCCTATCTATTTCTCCTTTTGCAAGTGCAATTGCAGACTCATGGATATATTTTCCTTGGCTCGCAAGATATCTTATATTAGGAAAATCTATTTTTCCGTTAAAATATTCAAGTTTAGTATTGTCTGTTATTTCAGAAGGCTTGATTTTTTCTTTATTTGAATCAAACAGGCTATGGTCTTCTGTGACTTCAACAAACATTTCTCCATCTGAAATTTCATAAATATCCTTATCCGTTTTATGCCTATAAATATAAGATGGCTCTACCCATCCACTTCTACATAATACATAATATGGTTTTTCCCCATAATCGTATTCACGGCCTAATTCATCAATGCTAATTTGACTTTCATCAATAAGTTCACATATAGGAACAATGTCAATAAGCCCTGTTTCTTTGTACTTAATAAACAACGGCGTATCTTCTGTAAAAGAATCTCCAACAATTGGTTGATATCCAAGTTTTGTAAACCAATAAATCATTAGTCTAAGTGCCATTCTACCGGTACAAGTTGTTCTCTCAGCGCAAGCAATAGAAGCCCACGGAAAAACATTAGGTGCACCATAAGAACCAAAAAATGAATTGCCAAAAATTTTCAGAGGTAACTGTTTTTTATCATTTGCAGATTCCTCTTGTGCAGCATCCAACATTTTCCTGTTAAGTTCGTCTTTTAAATGTAAATCCGAACAAGATTCTATTTCTTTTTTATATTTGTCTTTTTCTTTACCTGCTTTTTTCTTTAAATCTTTATATTTTTCACGCTGTGTTAAAACGTGTTCCAAGAAATAAAGCATAGAATGAAGCAAATCTTTTGCATCAGTGATACCCCAAGTAAGAATTATTGATGGATAAAGTGAATTATAGTCAAATTTTGCAACATTGTCAACGAATCCAACTTTAAGAAGACGTGAAAGTCCACCTGTGAAAGTTTTTCTTTCTGAAAATTGAGGGATTGCCAAGTTGTTTTCATAACTCCAAGCAAGCATAATTGATTTCCACTGGCCAGCTGTACCCATTGTACAGCACTTGTCAAATGGAACAGGAATCATTTTACAAATAAGGAAGTTTGGTGTGTTGTAACGATGTTCCACCATGTCACATTCCCACAAGTCATCAAGCAAATATTTTTGTCCTATATATTTTCCGTCAACAACTTTATATCCTTCCAAAAGTTTGTTCTTTGTGTAAAGGACAAAAGTTGGGTTGTCTTTTCCTTTTTTCAATAATAGTTCTTCACTTTCACAAGAATGATTTTCATCATATATATACCAATCACCTGTTTCATCGTTAATTGCAAATTTCCTATCATTATCATTCCAAATGTCTGAAATTTTATCACCCGGTATGTAAACACGGTTTTCTTTAATCAAATCTGAATACTTACTAACATACTTCAAATTTGAGAAAAGCATATTTGAATCCAATGCTTGTGCTCTTCTAACAGCATGCAAAGAATCGGTGATTATTATATTTGGAACAATAGTTTTATTGAATTTTTCAATTTCGCCACCTAATTTCAAAATTGACTCACGTTCATCTTTTCTGATTGACTCTCCATTGAAAAATTTCTTTGATAGTTCTTCAAGAGAAGTTCCAAGTCTTTCACAAGCGCCAATAATTAACTGCCAGTCAAATGCCTCTCCATTATGTGCAGTAATTACATCGGGCCTAAAAGTATAAATTATTTTTAAAAATGTTATAATGCCATTTAATTCTGAAATATTTTTTTCTTCTTCAGTATTACCTTCAACATTAATTAATTTTTCAAATTTAATATATTCCCCTTTATATTTTACAGGGCGATTAAATCTTATACCAAACTGTTCTATTCTATCCTTTTTTGTGTTAAGACCAGTTGATTCCAAGTCGAATATAAGTCTTAAAATATCATTATAATCCTCATACCCCTTAAAGAACCTCTTTCCTGTTGAAATCATGAATTGCTCTTTGGGCGTAACAGTTAAATACTGTTTTTCTTCATTTTTTTGGGTTCCACCTTTGTCATCTTTCTTTTTTCTACTCGAAACAGGATTTCCTGCTTTTTTGAAAAAGTCCAAAAAGTCAGAATAACTCATCGGTACTGTTGCATAGAACAAATATGTATATCCATTCTTAATTTCTTCTACAACTTCACCATCAGAATTTGTCACATCAAGTGCCTTAACCCATATTCTATATTTTTTTAGCAGATATCTTACTTTTTGTTTATCACCATCACATAGCCTTTTGCAAGCCTTTTCTGTCGCCCACAAAAACGGCATAAATGGTTCTTGAGAAACACATTTGTCATCGTTTTCGTTTCTGTAAAATACTGTTATGAAATTATTTTGATATTTGTAATCAAGGTTTACAATTCTTTCTTGTTCGTCTCTACCATTTAAAAACGTACTGATTACTTCAGGAGTAATCTCTTTTTTAATAAAATTTTGCCCCATTTGAAATAGCCAAATCCCTTGGCATGCTTATTCGCTGTTATTTTTATACTATTATAGTACATTAATCATATAGTCCCTTACCCTTCCAAGGACTTTTCCTAAAAGATTTTTACCTTTCCAATTTGATTCATCGTCTATAATTGGGTTATTCCATTCAATACCGCAACCCCATATAAAATCATATTTAGAACCTTCAACAAAAGTCTTATCTAACAAGTCTCGTCTTGTAATCAATCGTGCCAAATATTCATTTTGGCAAAATTTTGCAAGTACAACATTATACATTATGTCTTCGCAAACCTCAGACCATTGTTCTGAATTAAAATTTTTAACTTGCCTACCCAATTCCTTTGCCTCTTTTGGCGTTTTTGCCTTTAAGATAAGTTCTGCAATTTCATTGTCTTTGAAAAACAACGCTTTTTCATACATAAACGCTTGTTCAGAAGATTTAAATTCAATTCCTAAATATGTAAACTTGCATCCATGAAAGTTTGAGAATTCAGAACCCCAAAACGCAACGTGATTGTCATAAACAATAAAACCGTCTCTTTCAAAATTTTGTCCCATAATTAAAATTTTATTTTTTACATATTTTACAAAAAATTATTTGAATTTCCAACCATACAAGTTCAATTTATCTTCAACTGAATAGTAAGATTCTCCAAAATGCATAGTTAATCTGCCATGTTGCGGATATTCTTCTAGGTTTTCTATATTAAGCCATGTTAGCGCCAATATTCCATAAGTTGCATACTCCATTGAATAGCAAGATGTTTCTTCTGCCGTTGTGAATGGTAAATCTGTTATTGCCTGTTTTACAACCGAATATGTAGTTGAATCTGGCGTTATATCTCCATTACTGCTTGGATTGTCAACGTCCCATGACGGGCCCCATACATATTCAGGCGTTTCACTGAAGAAAAAATTATAGACATAAGTTCCATCAGTATTTTTCCCCAAATATTTTACATAAACCAATTTTAAATTATCTTCTTTTTCCATTTTTAAAATTATTAATTAAAATAATATTTTCATGCGTTTTGTTTTCAATTTGTACTTATTAAGACTTCTTTTAATCATTGATTTACTATGGACCCACGGCCTTGTTTCCTTAAACATAAAATTGTCAATTGGTTCTTTAAAATAATGTGACTCTCCTTCTTCTAAACTATATATACTAATCATCTCCATTTATTAAATCAATATTATCAATCAAATCATCAATTGCGCTCTCATCACCTTTTTTAACGTCTTCAATATCATATAATTCAATGTTTATTGATTGAAGTGTTTCTTTTATTGTTTCAAAATTTTCTCCAAATTTAAAGAACAAAGGAGCGTCTTTATATTCAATTCCTTCTTCTGAAATTTCAGAAAATATCAAAGGGATTATTCCATCAATACAATCTTGCATTGAAAAACAATAGTTTTTCTTAGCCAATTGCATTTCTGTTGGAAAATTTACCTTACAACTTTTCGATAATGAATTTATATCAGGTTGCAAATCTGGAACTATTCCAGCCGGTGTTACATTGAAGTATTCACCCCACACACTATCAGCATCCACAGTAAAATCAAACCTGTAAATATATTGGCCATCTATGGTTCTACCAATGTAATCAACGAATGCTAGGTATTCCTCCATGTTTCGGTTTATTTTCATCCTTATTCATTGAATAATACTCTGCTGTCTTTTTACATGCTTCGGCAACCTTATCATCTGATGAAACTATTGATGAATAGTAGTTTCTGTATGTCTGCAATATTTCTTTCGGTATGAACGGGCCGTTCCATTCTCCGCAATCTTTCATAACCCTGCAAATAATAGCAAAAGCGGCGGTCTCAAACTCTTGTGCATTAGACTCTTCTTTCAATATGTAATTTGCCATCTTGCTATACATTTTTGCAACATTCTTTTTCTTTACTTCGTCAGTCTTAAAAGGTTCAAGTAACCCTGTCTGTTCCCATATTTCATAATTATCTTCGTCAAACATAATCAATACCTGTATATTTTACTGTCCGCATAATAATCAGTTGTATTTTTTATTGCAACACTATCATTATTATTTGCGGTTATTAATTCATTATCATAGTGTGAGTGTATTTCACTTGGATTAAACCTAAACTTTTTCCAATCACCATCACGCCTTATAACATTGTTTACAATTATCAAAGCAGCCCATCCAAACATGGTATCGCCAAGATTATTGTTATAAATATAACTTATAATTTTTTTAAAATAAGTTATCATTTTTCTTTTAACTTTTTTGTTTTCATTATTAATCATTAAAACGTCTTCCAAAACTTTATTGTTTTCTGAACTTGTACAATTTTGCATATTATATCCATGCCCTTCTAAAGTCTCAATCATGTTCATATAAAATCCATCACTTTTTAAATTTTTTTATAAATTTCCACTTACTGCATATATATGGCCTCTTGTTTTGTTCACGCAATTTATTTGCGTCTTCAACTTTAACGCCTAACAAATTCATTCTCTCGCTTCCGAAAAACCTTGAATATGCCATGCGTTTTATTCGCTCTTCAAATTCGGGTGAGATTGAGCCATCCACAATTACAATTATAGAATCAATGAATTTTGCCTGTTCCTCATTCATTCATCTTCCTCCATTTCATCTAACGCTATCCATTTGAATAATCCAATCTCCCAATACTTATAGGTTTTGTTACGTGTCTTGAATACACATACGCCGTATGTTGGCTCAATTCCGTTTAACGTTTCGTAAAAAGTTCTGTTTCCACGATATATTGATGCGGTATTTGGCTGTATTCCTCCAAGGTATTTATGTCCCTCTTTAAGTTTGAAAGCCGCTTTATACCAACCAATTATTGAAAAGACAAATTTAACTATGTAATATTTAATTTTTTTCATTTTTATAAAATCTTTTTTCCATAAAATAACATGTTGTCATTGCACATGCATTAGCTTCAATGTCTTCAAATTTTGACCCTTCTAATTTATCAAGGAAAAAATCAAATTTCTGTTTACATTCATCAAAATCAAAATCAGAAAAGTCATAATTTCTTATAACAAGTCTTTTTAGTATTGCAAAAACAACATTATCAAAGTTGTTATCATATTCTTTTTCGCCTTTCAAAAAATAATCAACAGATTTATTAAACCATATTTTAAACATTTCTTTTTGCCTTTCGTTAAGTGAATCACTTAACATATCACTAATTTCATTAAATTTTTCCATATTACTTTTCATTTTATTTTTTAATTATCTTCATTAAAAATTCTTTTATTAATTTAATATCATATGTGTTATTTTCGTTATAAATTTCTTCATTTTTATTACTATAGTTTTTATTAATTATATACAAAATTCTTATTCCATTATTTTCACATAGTTTCTTTTTGTTTTTATCTCTTTCTACTATAGTTTCCAAATCTTCCCATAATTTTGAGCCAATAAAATGTTGTTTTCCTTGACACTCAATTGCTGTTTTATAGTCTGGTAAATAAAAATCTAAACTTAGTTTTCCTAAAAAATCAAATCGTTGTTGCTCTGTAAAATTAATGTTTAATTCTTGTAATATCATTCTAATTCTTTTTTCTAATACTGAATTACATTTACATTTTGGACATCCTTCTCCTTTTAAATGATTATGTGGCAACTGTTTAAAATCTCCGTGAATTTGGCATGTAATTATTACATTTTCTTTACTGTTTTTATATATTGTTTTTTCGTAGTTATATAAATCCCCATGTATTTTTCTTGCACGTTCTATAAATTTATTAGTATTCAAGCATAAATTATGAGTTGAATATCCAAATGTTAAATGATTGTTTGGAGTTTGCCAAAACTCTCCAATTTCAACGCCATATGCATCTTTTTCATGTGATATTATGCATACTTTTTCATTACTTTTAACATAATTAACTTTTGAATAGTCAAATTTATTGCCATACTTTTTGATGGCTTTTTTTATAAAACTTTCAGTATTCTCTCTTAAATTTTTGCCTTCTTTTATCCATCCGCATTTATGGCATCCATATTTTCTACATAAATGGTCATTTGGCTTCATCCAAAATTCTCCATGCTCAGGACATATTATGCAAACTTTTGTTTTTGTGTTTACATATTCAACTTTAGAATAATCATATTTATCACCATGGATATCTTTTGCTTTCTTAATAAATTCAGAATTTGTTAATTTTTTAGGCATATATACTGTCTTTTAATTGTACGTTATTTTTACAATTATAAATATGCTCATTTATTTTTTTCATTTTCTTTTTTTATTATTTGATTTATTGTCAGTTCTTTTTTCATAACAGTATTCCATATCTTTTCATATTGTGTTCCTCTGAAAATTTGATAATATATATCAACATCTTTTTTTTGGCCTATGCGGAAAATTCTATCTTCCATCTGTTTATTGGAACTTGGTACATAATCAATATCATTGAATATAAGTTTGTTTGAAACAACCAAATTAAGGCCGACTCCAGCGGCAAACAATTGCCCAATGAAAACCATTTTGTCAGGATTTGTTAAAAATGCTTCTTTTGCAGCATCTTTTTGCTTTGGATTTAATTTTCCGTTGAAAATAACACATTTATCGCCATAATAATCCCTTAACGTATATAATTCTTCGTCATAACAAGTTGCAATAATAACTTTGTCACCGTTTTTTATGAACTCGTCAGTAAGTTTTATGGTATTTGGAATCATTTGATTGGAACAATACTTTCTATAAACAGCACCTTCTAATAAATCCTTGTTTATTTCTTTTGTTGGGTCCAATTCGAGTTGTGCAGCCTCATATTCTTCCCAAAGACGTGCATATTCAAACTCTTGCTTCATATCGAAATCATAGAATAGTTCGTGTATTGTCTTATTTGGCAATCCTTCGGCAATATCTTCTTTTGTACGTCTCAAATATATGTGAGATACTTTAAGTTTTAACTCTTCAAGGTTAGTCGGGTCTTTTAAAATTGTTATTTTCCTTGCATTTGCATTAATGTATTCCTTTAACTCATCCTTTTCCTTAGATGTTAGTTCTCCCCAACATGTCGGCGCAACTTTTCCTGCATTTCCATACTCACGTTTTTTCTTTTCAAAGAAAAACTTGGACCATTTTTCCTTTTCTCCTTTTGCTGGTATTTTCATCGCGCCGCAATATCTTTCCATGTAATAATTCCAATCATTTGTAATGTCTTCATTTAGAAGTTTCAATAAACAATAGAAATTTGCAGGATTATTGGTAATAGGTGTCCCTGTTGCAAGGTATATGCTATGTGGATTTCCACGTTTTATGAAATCGCTTATTATTTTGTACCTATCTGATGTTGAATTGGACAGCCTATGTGCTTCGTCAATTATCAAAAGTGTCTTTTTATTCATTGCATATTGAAGCATAGGGCTTTCATCATATGCTTTTTTTATGTTTTCAGCACTTCTTGTCCTTGGAATCTTGTAAAATTCATCAAGAATATCAAAATTGACAATAACAAACCTATTATCTTCCCATTTTCCACGATTTTTCGCTTCTTCAAGCAATTGTTCTCTTTTAAGTCCTGATTTGCCAACGCCATATCCAAGCAATTTTTCTAATTCAGGCTTTGTTTTGTCGTTAACTCCATCAATAATTGATATATCCTTTTCAGGAACATACCAAAGTAACTCATCACGCCAATTTGTCTTTAAAGAAGCGGGACAAATTATCAATACAGAGTCGAAATTTCCTTCAATTGCAGCAACAGACAGTTCGGTGGTATTATGTGTAACTATGTAATTTTTACCCGTCAAATAAGTATGTTCATCATAATCAACCATAATACATCTTGCATCCTCGTTTCTATCATATTCTGCTGATACAATATATTTAGAGCAATATTTTAAATATGCAGGATGGTATTTTTCTGATTTTCTTGTTAAATAAAACGGATTTTCTTTTATTTGTATTCTTACTTGATATTCTGTATTTTTTTTGTTTTTATGATTATATTTTCCAATTCTTGCAATTCCTCCAAGCGAAAAAACAAGTTCAGCGACATCATTTGCTAATTTTTCTGAATTTGTGGAAAAAGATATTCTGTTGTTTTTTCCAATTGTACCATCTGAATCCATTAAGCCTCTTAATAAATCTAAGCGTTGTGAAATTGAGCCAAGTTTATATTCGGTTGGGATAAATTTATAATTTCCTTTTACATTTAGCCCTAATCTTTTTATTTCAGATATATAATCATTCCTAAACTTTCTAACTTTATGCATTATTCTATATCTTGGACAATTTGTGCTTCTGTCTTCTTTTAGAATCATATCTTCTCTAAGCAATGCTTCAATTCTATTTGCTGTTTCTTTTTCATTATCAGGTATTGAAATATTTATTCCGTTATTACACAAATTTCCATCTCCAATGCACATTCCTAATATATATGGATGAATTAAATAGTCTTTTTCTTTATATTGGACTGGTAATGTAACCGGTATTTCATACTTGTTTCTTGGATTTAACCCAATTTTTACCCTACTTTCATCTGTATATTGTAATTTTGATTCTATTAGTTCTTTTAATGACATAGTTTTCCAACCCTGTTTCCTTTTTGTCATATTTTTAGTCCTAACTTTCCACAAATGGTCAAGGCCGCAATAAGAAAAAGTACCATCACTAAATGTTATTTTATAGATTTCTTTATCTTTATGTTCGAATATTTTTGTTATTGGGTATAAATTGCCATCTTCACCAAAGACCATATCACCAAGTTTTAATTCTCCAAAAGTCTTAAATCCATTTTCTGTTGGAATTAATGATGATATTGGCTCCATTTTTCCTAATCCCATGTCATCTGCTAAAATACACTTTTTCCTATGCAAAAGGAATTGAACTGCTTCTTTTTGGTGAGGTTTAAGTATTCTGTTTGGGTCTTTTTCTGTTGATAAGTTGTCATAACGGTCAAAATCCACTTGAACAGAGTGATAATCTCCAATCAAGAAGTTTCCAAGTACTGCTTTCTTTGGTAAAAAAATCTCCATCGTTTCCATATTTTGCCTATATTTGATAGTGCAATGGAAAGCAACTGATGTTTCCCCAAAATATGTGTAAATTCTTATCTTTTGAGGAATAAATTCTAATTCATAGTCGTTTTTAAGTTTTTCGCCATACCAGTCAGCAATTGAAACGTTCTTGTTTATCTGAATTGGTGAAAAATTATGGTTTTTCTTTATATACTCAACCACGTATTCATTAAGCAAATCCGTTTTTCTGCATAAAATAATGTCTCTTTTAAGCCTTAAAAGGTACGGATTAGGACCATTGTAACTGTTTAGTATGTCTATTGCTTCATTTTTTCCTTTTATCGTGTTAAACATTAAATTTTATATAATTTCTAAATATTATTTACAAAAATTTTTTCAAAAAAGCAAATACTAGTGCTATAAGAACTAGTTTTTTTTATTAATATATTAATTATATTTTTAAATTAATTATTATTATTAAATAAATATATTTCTAGAAGCAATAGTATACCACACGCGCGAAGAACATTTTTTGTTATGATTTAACTATTTATCTTTAAAGAATTAAAAAACAATGGCACTTGAATTTAATCAAACAAAAAATGCGAACAAAGTACCCATAACAAGAAACAATAAGTTTTTTGGGATGGAGGATTTTGATTTGGAAGTAGGTTTTTCCACTGAATATTTGGAACAAGATGCAAATCAGGAGATAATTCTTTATCAAGTTGATTATGAAAAGACAAAAGTTAACGACACGTATAATGAGGCTTCAAAAGATGCCATAAGATTCAAAACTCCTATTGTTCTTCCGGTGATTTATGAGATAAATGACGCTGAAACTAAGGCATATAACAACAAAATTCAAACAGGTTATTACGCCAAGACAGGAAAATTGACGTTTAGTGTTCTTTTGACAACACTTGAAGAAAATCACTGTGATATTTCAAGGGGCGATTACATTGGAATACAGATAGATACAGAACATCGTGAATATTTCACAGTAGTTGACGATGGAAGGGTAAATATGACTTCAAATAAGTTTACATTGTTCGGAAAAAAACCTTATGCACGTCAAATTATAGCAGTTCCTATAGATTCTAATGAGTTTAATGGGTAATGCGCAAAGAAGTTATTAAAAAAATATTTTCATTTAAATGAGTAGAAATTATAAAAATATTATAAAACTTAAACGAGATATCGTTGGTAAAGAAAGACGTGAAAATTTGGTGAAAGAAGTTCTCCAAGATAACACTCCATTGCCAAAACCTTTGGAATACGAAGATATTGACAAGGAATTTGAAAGATGGGTGTCTGAAGATTTGGATATTTCATTCGAGGAACAGAAATTACCTACGTATTTGATGCTTACAAATCAAAGATTTTCCGAATACCTTCAATCTTGGCAGCATGTTGACGAAAAAAAGAACCTTATTCTTAATTTCAAGGCAATAACGAGGGAAAATAACCCAAAATTGGGTAGCATAGTTGGTGATACAAGGAACATTCCTGGTGATATTGATTTTTTAATGAAGAGAGTTCAGGCTGTCGATAAAAGTGGACGTAGATATTTTATTGATTATCGTGTCAAACAGCCAATTTCAATTGATTTGATATATACCGTATCAATTTTCACAAACAAATATCAATTATTGAATGATTTCAATATGATGATGAATGAAAAATTCAAGGCAATTGATTGTTATATAAGGCCAAACGGACATTTTATTCCAATGAAGTTGACAGATATATCTGACGAGTCTGAATATAACATTGATGATAGGCGTTATTATTCACAATCGTATGCTATAACCGTTATGGCATATATAATGCCTAAAGATAGTTTTAGGGTTGTTGAACAACCAATGCTTGTTCTTGAGTGCTTTGATGGTGAAATTAAGCCAAAAACAATTATTGAATCTTTTGACCCAGATATAGAATGTGAAGATAATCCAAATTCTGCATATGAACAAATAGAGGTAATAACAACAATTCCACGTGATAAAATGGGACACGGGTTTAGAATTGACTGCGATTCAGAAATTACGTCAATAGTCATTCAAAATGTAAGGTATTTTAGAATGTCAATAAACGGAACATATGTTGATTTGGACAAATATCTTAATAACATAGAAAGTTCATGCTATAAAGACGTAGAAATAACACTTGATGAACCAATAAAATTAAGCATGAATGATTCAATAAAATTTGATAGTGTGTCAAGGTATAAGACTTTTGATAATTCAGTAATAAAACTTAAAGGAAAAGACCTAACAAGCGTTATGGAAAAACAATAAAGATATATAAATGTTAATTTTAGACTAAAACGATTATTTTTTGGTTTTTTTGTGCTATTTATAAAGAAAATAATAAAGTAAAAAAATAAAACAATATGATAAGTGATGCAAGAGGTAGGCATGTTTCACCTGGTGTATATACCGAAGAAAAAGATGTAACTTATTCAGTTAAAAGTCTTGGTATTACAAGTCTTGGACTTGTTGGTGAAACCTTGTATGGTCCTGCTTTTGAAAACATTGAAATTGAAGAATGGAGTGATTTTGTTGATTACTTTGGCGGAACTTCATCTGAAAAATTCAGGAAAACTGGATTGCCAAAATATGAACTTCCATACGTTGCTAAGAGTTATTTGACAAAATCAAAGAGACTTAACGTTGTTAAGGTTCTTGGACTTTCAGGATATGAAGCTGGTAGATGTTGGGTTATTAAAACAGCAAAAGTTGAACCAACGGCAGAATCAGGATGGACTTATAATGATGGGGTAGATAAAAATGGAAATACTTTGCCACCATTTGAGGCAAAGCCATTGATTATTTTGAGAAGTAAAATGACTTATAATGCGCCAGGAGAAGGTGGAATTTGTAAGCCACAAACAGATACACCATCAGAGTTGGTAGAAAGTATCTCAGTTGTTCCATATAAACCAGCATTTTACAGTTCAGACTGTGTTGTGGTCGGTAGTGGGAAAACATTTGATTCTTGCAGAAAGCTATGTATAGACGTTATGTTGAAAGAAAAAGTAGGCGAAGACAATATTCATGAAGTATATAATGTTTCATTGGACCCAAGAGACAGCGACTATATTTACAAAGTTATTAGTTCAAGTCCTGAAT